GATACATTATATGAAAGATTCTTGGCACTTGCAACATCCCCATGATCCGTATTATAGTGATAATGACAATACTTATAAAAAAAATAAGGCAACCTACTGGAAGGTATCTAATTAATTATGGCAATAGAAAAGAATCCCAATGAAATAAGTACACCAATTGACGTAGCTAAAGACAAGCTTAATACACAGTCTGAAGCTTTAGGTGTTGATATAAATATAAATGAAGAACAAGAAGAAGATTTAGCTGTCAATGTAGACCCAACAACGGGTGAAGTTGAGATGGCTTTGAATGAAGACAGTGGTAAGATGTTAGCCTCTATCAGCGAGGACTTTTACATGAACCTTGCTGACTTGATGGAAGAAGACCAACTCGAAGAAATATCCACTACAGTTTTAGACAACTATCAATCAGACAAAGAATCAAGAGAAGAGTGGGAGCAAACATTTGAACGAGGCTTTGATTTACTCGGACTTAAACTAGAAGAAACAACAGAACCATTTGATGGTGCATGTACAGCTACCCACCCATTAATTATTGAGAATGCCGTTAAGTTTCAATCAAAGGCATCACAAGAATTATTTCCAAGTAAAGGTCCAGTCAAGACTCAGATAGTTGGCGCACAAAATCCAGAGAAAGAAAAACAAGCGCAACGTGTGAAAGATTTCATGAACTATCAGCTTACCGAAGAAATGCCAGAGTACTTCGATGAGTTTGAGAAAATGTTATTTCACCTACCGTTAATCGGTACGGCAGTTAAGAAAGTTTATTATGATGAAACATTAGGACGACCAATATCAGAGTTCATACCGATTGATCAGTTTCACGTATCTAATTTAGTTTCTGATCTTAGACGTGCCGATAGATACACTCATGTTATTTATCGTAGCGAAAATGATTTACGAAAAGATATGGATGCAGGTATGTATAGTGAAATTGATCTTGGTGATCCCGAACAAACAGACAGAGGATCAATCACATCTAAAGCAGAACAAATTATGGGACTATCGGCATACGACGAGAACCCATATGACCCAAGCTATCAACTCCTTGAACAACATCTGTATTTAGATTTACCAGAACCATTCAACAGTCCAACGGGTGTAGCCTATCCGTATATCGTTACGGTTGATAAAAGTTCAAAGAAAGTTCTTAGTATTCGTCGTAACTGGAATGACGGTGATCCACGTTTTGTAAAAAGAGAACACTTTGTTAGTTATAAGTTTGTACCAGGTTTCGGATTCTACGGATTAGGGTTAATTCATTTTCTTGGTAATCTTACTATGTCGGCAACGGCAGCTATGAGAGCCTTAATTGATGCAGGTCAGTTCTCTAATTTACCAGGTGGTTTTAAAGCCAGAGGTGTTAGAGTTGTCGGCGATAATTCTCCGATAATGCCGGGGGAGTTTCGTGATGTTGAGTCAACGGGTTTAGACTTGGGCAAGTCCATAGTTCCTCTTCCGTATAAAGAACCATCTCAGACTCTCTATCAGATGTTAGGCTTTGTAGCCACTGCCGGCCAGAAATTTGCTGACACGACAGATCAAGTAGTGTCTGACGCAACGAATTATGGACCGGTTGGCACGACATTAGCATTATTAGAAGCATCAGGTAAGTTCTTTTCAGCAATTCACAAACGACTCCACAAGTCCCAAAAGGACGAGTTTAAAATATTAGCTAGAATAAACCATGAGTTTTTACCGACAGCTTATCCTTATGACATTATAGGACAGTCTGCCGAGATATTCAAGCAAGATTTCGATGGACGTATTGATGTGGTTCCTGTTAGTGACCCAAACATCCCATCGAACTCACACAGACTCGCCCAAGCTCAGCTGATGTTACAGTTGGCTTCACAGTCACCACCAGGAACTTTCAACATGCCAGAAGTAAACAAAGCGGTTCTTGCCGCGGCTAATGTTGATAATCCAGAACGGTTTATGAATGCACCCAAACAGGCCATGCAACAGGACCCTCTCGCCGATATCATGTCAGCTACACGTGGACAGCCGATCAAAGCTTTTCCAGGACAAGACCACGATGCTCACATCGCCGTGAAGACCGCTTACGTGCAAGACCCGCTCAATGGTGCCAACCCAATTATGAAACAAGTTGAACCTATATTACTAGCAAACATTCGTGAACATATGGTTCTTCGATTCCAAGAACAGATGGGTGGATTAATGAAAGCGCAAGAGGGTCAAGTAGACCAAGGCGCTAGTTTAACTATGATTATGGCAGAGTCAGCCAAACAGATTCTCACAGCGAACCAGTTAGCATCGCAAGGTGGACTGGATAGTATCGAGCAACAAAACTTAAACATTCAGAAACAAGCTATTGAAAATAAAAAAGAACTAGAACTAAAAGATTTACAACTTAAAGAAAAAGAGATAAAAATAGATGCAATGGTTGAAGCTGCAAAGCTTGATGAAAAGAAAAAATCAGATACTGAAAACGTAACAGCAAAAGTTGTTATGGATTTATTAAAGATGATGGATAAGGATAAGACGATAATAGCAACAGATAACCAACAAAATCTATCGGCAGGAGGACCAGCAGTGGCAGCCGATATGTTTAAGATGGCAGCTAATCAAGCCACATCCGTTGGAAAACCAGATCCTACAATACCACCAGTGGCTAATCCCGTTATAATGCCAAAAGAAGAAGAGAAGGAGGACGAGGGTTTACCACTAAATTTTTTAGAACAAGCCAAGATGGCGCAACAAATACCAACACAACAGACAACCGTACAGGAGGAACCGATGTTAGCCGAAGACAAAAAACTACTAAAAGACGTTCGTAATATAAACTTACAAAGATTTAACTTAGACAGCATAGATGAGGGACAAGTAGGCGCTGAAAAAAAAATAGTTAACATGGGCAACTATATTAAAGATGTGGAAAGCGACAATAATCCAATGGCTAAGAACCCTACGTCAAGTGCGGCAGGTCTATACCAATTTACTAAAGGTGCACTAAAGACTGCCGTTAACCGATTAAAAAATACAGTTGGTAAAGATAATTTACCTAGTTGGGCAGAAGATGCAGCCAAACACGGTGATGCTACAAAACTAGATCCGTTAAAACAACAGATACTTTTTGAAGCCGACATGTTTCAAAAGAAAGGCTCAGACAAATATCTTAAAGATATAATTGAAAAAGACAGCATTGATGCTTTAATGGATTACTATAATAAACTTCATCATACAAATCCAGATGAAGCAACGAATAAAAGAGCTACAAATAAATTAGCTTTTGTAGATCTTACGAAAGATGTAGACATTGGATAGCATAATAGACCACGGTATGGAACTTCCTGATCCAGCCGTTTGTTTTGATGACGAAGGCTACGAACCAAGTAAAAATGATTATCCTAGAATATATGATGATTTGTTAAGATCTATACAAACCTTTGATACAAATTTATTTTCTTTATCAATTAATAATTTATATAGTCAACTAAAACCTACACCTATTTTAAAAAATCAATTACAAGCCGCCTTAACAGGTTTTTGTTTAAAATTAAAATCTCAAAATATTAAATATAAAGGACCAAAAGATTTTGACGAGCTAGGATATTATAGCACTATCATTGATACGGATCCTTTGGTTGATTGTTTAGAAAAAGAAATAGTTGATCTTAAATCTATTGATCCAGTTAGAGATTCTAGGATTCAAGATAAAATATTAAGACTACCAAACCACCACATAGTTTATAGTAAGTTAAATGATATCTATAAAAAATTAAATATATTATCTGAACCTTATACTATAACAGATATTAACTTACACGTTAGTGATAAAGATGATACATTCAACGAATACTTTCAAACAGATCAAAAGCACAAACCTAAGAATGATTTATACACATTACACATTGATCCAAAGTATAGTTATATTAAAGCCATGATTTATCTTAATCCAGTAAAGCGAGGTAATGGGCCGTTCGCCTATATACCAAAAAGTCATCGATGGAAGTTTGATGATGTAGAAATATTATTCTGTAAAAGCAATCAACTTTCTAATACTCTTTCAACAGTTGAGGAGAGAGCTTCAAATGCACAACTACCATTGTGGGCACGTAAGAACTCATACTTTTCTAGACAGTTTAAAAATAGTTCACACATGTCAGATCATTTATATAAAAAATTAAAACACTTTACATCTGATGAAAGTAATTTTATATTGTTTGAACCGAACTTTGGTTGGCACAGAGGCACACATGTTGATACTGGAGAACGGATTGCACTGCAAGTAATTATGAAACCATGAGTTTATTAAACACACTATCTAAAGAAGTTTTACAACGACGAGTATTCAACCCATATTATTATGACCTTCACGTAAAAGAATTTATGTTAGGGCAAACCAAAGACCATATTGATTCTGAGGGAACTGTCTTAGATATCGGTGCTGCGGTTGGTCAGTACAGTAAATTTTTTGCACTACATTCTGGACACGTCTATGCTTATGAAGCTGTACCTCCAGTCTACGAACAGTTATGTAAAATTAAAAATGATCATTTAAATTTTAGTGCATATAATATCGCAATGTCGAATAAAGTTGGGAAAGATAAATTTTATGTAGACAGTCATCGATTATCCAACTCATCATTTCAAAATTTAGTAGATGGTTTTCCAATAGATGTAGAAGTTTCCACAGTTGATAAACAACACAAACATGCAGATAACATTTGTTTTATTAAGATAGATACCGAGGGAACTGAGCTTGATGTTTTAAATGGTGCAAAGAAAACTATAGAGAAACATCAACCACATTTGATGATTGAGATATATGATAAGTTTAATAAATACCCAGTTGATACTACATTTAAATTTTGTTTCGATAGAGGCTATACTTGTTTTTATAATCACAGAGGCCAAGGACTAAAACTTGTAGAAAATATTGAGCATGGAATAAAGATAGCTTTATCCATGCCAGAGATAACTGATGGAGACTTTTTGTTTTTAAATGGCAATAGAACTTAAAAATAGTGTATTCATACATGTACCCAAGACTGGTGGTCGTTGGGTAAAACAGATGTTGTTATCTTATGTTAAACAATCTAGGCCTGTGGGAGATGCTATATATGATTCACACAATACTCCAGAGGTTAGAGTTAAACAAACATTTGCATTCCTTAGACATCCTATGACATTTGTGCATAGTTTGTTTCACCACCGTGCTAGAAAAAAATCTAACACCAGAGGTCATAAATGGAATTGGCAAGACAATTTAAGACTTGAACGTGAATGCCAAGCTGAGGACTATGAAACATTCCTTACTAAAATAGTCGGGAATAGAAATGTAGTTAAAGATTACTATGATCATTACACTTTAAACCATTATTCAAATATTAAAATTGGGTACATGGAAACCTTATGTAATGATTTAATAATTATGTTAGATGCTCTGGGAGAAGAGTTTGATGAACCTTCAGTATACGAACATGGTAAATTAATTATTGGAGGACGAGACTCGTCTGGTCCTATTAGTGTTCAAGATGCAATGATAAAACAAAAATATCTTGATGCTATGTATGAATCTGAAAAAGAATTATTTGAAAGGCATGAAGTATGGATGCCGTAGCTAACTATCTCACAGAAAAAATTACAACGGTAAAAAATAATTTAGTTGATACTATTTCAACTGGATCATCTGAAAATTATGCAGACTATAAATATCAAGTTGGTATAATTGAAGGCTTGACGATTGCGCTTGAAGAAATTAAATTAGCAGAAAAAAACTTATACAATGAAGGAGAAGACGAAGAATGAAAGCAGCAGGAGTAGCAACAGCCATAGCTGGTAACGATGACTGGATTACACATAAAGAATCACCTGATCCAAAGGTATTACCTAATCTTCCTGGTTATCATGTTTTAATTAGACCAGTTGCAATTAGAGAAAAAACAAAAGGTGGTATTTTATTACCTGATAAATTTAAAGATGATTCTAGATACTTAACAACTATCGGTCGTGTTTTAAAAGTAGGCGAACTTGCCTATGCTGATAGAGATAAGTTTAAAGGTCGAGCATGGTGTAAACCTGGTGACTATGTTGTTTATGGTAAGTATCAAGGTGATAAATTCTTTTACAAAGGTATTAGAATGTTGTTGTTGTTTGATGACCAAGTGTTAATGGTTATTCCAGACCCAGCGGATCTTGATCCTAACTATTTGGATATCAGTAAGTAATGTTATATAATTAGCCTACTGACGTAATCGTAACTCGTAACTGCGGAGAAAACATGAATAAAGAAAATACAACACAAGACGACGGCTACCAAACTATAGACGTTTCAAAACCCCAACAAGAAGAACCAGAAAAAGAATACGAAGTTGTTGAAGACGAACAACCTAAAGTAGAAACTAAAGAAAAAGAATCGGTTCAAGAAGCATCTGAGGAGGATAAAGATCCAGAAGAATTAGATGGAATAAAAACTACTGGTGCTGAAAAAAGAATAAGACAACTAATTAAACAACGTAAAGAGAGAGAAGAACAACTCGAAGCACAGCAACAACAGATTGCTGATCTTCAATCACAACTTCAAAACTCAACACAAAAAGTACAAGAAACAGAAAAAGCTAGTTTAGTTAGTTATGAAAATCAAACTAAAGACAAGCTTAAACTTGCTGAGGAAGGATATAAAAATGCTTATGACTCAGGTGATAAAGATAAACTGTTAGAGGCACAAAAAGCAATTGCTGATGCAACTACAGAACTTAGAATGGTTGAAGCTAAGAGATTTTACATAGAAGATCAAGCTAAGAAAACTGAGACAGTTGAGGCAAAGGAAGAAGAATCTAAACCAACTGAGCAACCTAAACAACCTCCAAAACTACACAAGTTAGCAAGAGAATGGATATCCGATAACAGTGAATGGTATAATAAAGATAGGATTACTACACAAGCCGCACATATTATAAATGAAGATTTATTAAAAGAGGGCTTTGATCCAGAGACTGAAGAGTTTTATACTGAGATAAGTAAAAGGCTAAAAAAAGAAATGCCTCACAAGTTTGGTCAGCAGGAAGAACCAACAAACAAACCTGCTCAAGTGGTTGCTGGAAAGTC